GTGTTGTACTTTTGGAATGCGTACATTGGGGCGTACAACTTGCCGCCTGACAAATCTTGATCGAAATCAAAATACGCTGCATTAAAACTAGATGCGCCAGTACGAGTCACAATTGTCATCGGGAAATCTTCGTGCGTGAAGATAATCACATCGTTACGTTGCGTATAGCGTACAGTTTCTAGGTTGGTTGCATCCCAATCAAGACCTGTAATGGTAGTAACTAATGTACCGGCAGTGCTGTAAACCTTGATACGACCTTCTGTAGCACCAGAGTCATAGTACAAAGCAAACAGATAAAGCTGCGTTTCATTAAAGACAAAAGGAATAAGACGGGCGTGTTCACCAATAGTTGCTAGATATTCCATACCCAAGCGGCGCTTAACACCACCTTGGACTAGCTGCATAAAGTTAGTGAGAGTTTCCGCGCCATTAGCGTAAGACTTAGTATCACTACGCCCCGCCATTAATGGGTCAAGTTGACCAGACGCGAAATTAGTCTGGAGAGTTCTGACCTGTCGCATGGCTTACATTCTCGCGTTAACTAAACGATTTAGGTTTACCTTTCTGGTTGTTTGAGATGAAGCATCAATGTTGCGAGCTTTACGAATCTGTAACTCAGCCTTCTCATCGAGAAGCTGTGACAAATCAGCTTGCATAGATACGCCGCTTGCTAATGCAGCAGCCAATCGATACTCAACCCCAAGCCGGAAAAATGCGGGCCAATCTATTTCTTTAACACGATATGTTCCGTCTAAAACTACGGTTTCATTTACCCCCGCATCGCAGTAAATGTTGTCGTCATATCGGTCAAAATCAATTGCTGAATCATTAACAGTAACAGCTCGCACCATTAAAATGTCAGCAGGAATTTGGTAAGCAGCGTCCCAACGTGAAGCGGGAGTGCTAGATAAACGGTTTAACGTGCGTTGTGCCATCGCAAAGCGCCACGGATAACCCGCTAATTCAGACTCGACAATCTCATCATAGATAGCATTAAGCACAATAGCTTCTGAACTATCATCACTAAATGAGGTAATCGGCTGCATACCGATCAATGCACAAGCTTTTTGTGCAACCGCTATGTCTGTTGTCGCGCCCATAATGTTTCCTAAAGAATGGGGGCCGAAGCCCCCAGACTATTAGCTACCGTTTACAACCGTAACAGTGGTAGCACCAGTGGTGCTAGACACTACACAGATGTCAATGGTAGGAGTTGATGAGTCAATCACAATGATTGCATCACCTTTCTTCAATTCAGCGTATGCACTGTTGAAGTAACCAGATGCAGCTACAGTAGCAATTGCATCGGTTGACTTGTAGATGTACATAGATTCGTCACCTACGTTCATACGCTTCATGTTATCTGCTGAATATGCCATGAGTCACCCCCTTAAGATTCAGTGTGCTTGAGGATGTAGCAACCATTGTCGTCAATCAAGACAGCGCCTTGCGACATAGATGCAACCATCAGGTGAGCTTGCTCTTTACCCTGCCAAGTAACGTCCATAGATACTTCAGCACCAGACGCAGCACCTACTGCTGAACGATGGTAAGCCAAAGAATTACGAACTGCACCAGTAGCAGAAAGACCAGAGTGAGTCATGACGAAGAACGACATGAAACGCTTAGCAGAGAAGCCCGCGCCTTTCCAAGGTAGCTCAGCTTCAGGCACGTAGTCACGGCTTGAGAACTCAGTGATACCCATCAAGTCAGTCCAACCCTGAGGTGAAACTAACAAGTAGCGTTGACCGTCATCAGCAACGTCATTGTTACCAAACGCTTCGTAGACTTCTTCAAGCTTAGCTTGAGTAATCACGCCAGTACCAGTAGTTGCGTTACCAGAACCATCAACAGCGTCAATGATCAACTGGTCAGATTGACGACCCAAAGCGTTAGACAATGAAGTCGATACAGCGCCGCGCTCATCGTGCTGAATCTTCAGCTCGTCAAGCTTGTCGATGTATTCACCCAAGTAGTAGTCAGTCAATGAACATTCTACTTTGGTGTGCTCAAGGTTAGCCAAAGGAACTTGTGCATTGCGTGACTTAGTACCCGCAGTGCCAGTGCCAATCTTTTGGAAGGTGGTAGATTCGCCGGTGATGTTAGTCTTGCGGCGTACAGTATTGAGAAGCTTTGCACCGTTACGCTGATAAGCTAGATGTACTTCGCTCTCAAACTGTTTAACAAAGGCTGTATCAATAGTATTAGCCATAACAGTTCTCCAATAGAGTTAAATTAAATATCAGCTTGTCCTCTGTCGAGTCAGCCTAGTTACCCATGGGGCTAGGCATCAGCGCATCGGGGCTATGGGAAGCATATACAAGGGTTCACAAGTTAGCAAGTACTCACTTACCCATAATGCTTGGCCCACGCTTTTGTCACCTCGGCGCGGTAAGCATCATCGATCTCGCCCTGCTTCCAGTAACGAGGATCATCCATCATCTGACGCAGCTTATCTTCACTAGTGTCGCCCATACTAGGCTCGCCACCAAAGTCGGAAAGGCTAGGCTCAGACTGTTGAATACCAATAATCTTTTCCAAAACCTGAATAGCATCGGCAGTCACAGCAAAGTCTGCAATTGCATTGTACTCATTTTCATCCAGATTCTTATTTAACCACATATCCACACGGTCAATACGTGCCTGAGCATTGTCACCTAAGTGCTTTAGCTCACCTTCACGATCCGGCAATGAGCCAAAGTGCAGATCAAAATACTTGTTAATGCCATCTTGGAACTGCTCTTGTGTCATGCCCTGCTTGTGTGCAGTTTCACGCCACCATCCCAACATAGGATCATCTTGCTGCATCTGAACATCCCAACCTTCCGGCATATTTGGAATCTCAGGTGCTGTAAATTCATAGGCTTCGGCTGATTCTGGTACGCCTTCTTTGCGCTCAGACATCATTTCTGCCTGTAATTCTTCCTTCAGGCTCGATGCGCGTTGGCTAAATTTCTTTTCCAACTCGCTATACGACTTTGCCATACCCTCAATATTTGCGCTATTGGTGTCGGCATTCCAGAATTTCTCTGGCAAATACTCTGGACGCGGAACCGGATCGTTAGATACCGCTTCGGTTGGTGCTGCCTCAGTAACCTGTCCCTCAGTAGGTGCAGATTCAGTTGTCATGTCAGTCATGGCTGATCTCCTTTTTGTGCTTGCTTAATACGTTGCTCAATAATGCCCACGATATATCGCTGACCTTCAATATGAGCTAGAGAATTAGGGTCAAAACTTGGCCCCATAACACGCTCAATACTAATCGAACGTAGATACTTCAAGGCAAATTCCCCCGACTTTCCTTTGAAAGCTAGAGCAATTGCCTCATTGATCTGTTTTTCTGCATCTTCTGACCTTGCAATGCCATCGATGTTTTTCAAGGTAGCATACCCTCTGGCATCGGTTGTGCCTGTTGTTGCTGCATCTGCATCATTTGCTGTTGCATTTGCTGCTCTTGCATTTGTTTAGCTGCCATTTGACGTGTGGTTTCATCAATCAAGATGTTTTGCGGAACTTCATACCATGCCGCCAATTGTTTAACCGCATTACCTGCGTCAACAAATTGAGAAGCAGCTTCAGGCCCCATAGTCTGAGTAACCAGACCAATGAAGTTGGTAAGTTGCATGATGTCTTGATTGCGCTGCGCACGAGCAAGAGGTGACTTCGCAACAATCTTAACTTCACGTCCATCGATTCTTGGGATTTCAATCTTGCCTTGCTTCTTTAAGATAGAGATAACGCGGCGAATTACTGGATTGACGAACTCAGCTTGGAGTCTGCCGTACGCCGACCCAATGATTTCCGCAAGATTACCCTGACGTGCAGCTACTTCAGTAGCCGACATCGGGGTTGTATCAGTACGCCCTAAGTCTACGTTGTATAACGCTCGCTTAATATTCTCCTGCATATTCTGAATAATAAGCTGTGATACATCGAACTTAGCCGGAGAGGTAACTGCCTCTAAGCCCCGTGAATTCGGGCTTCTTGGAATGATAGTCCCAGGAATTAACTGAATTGTATCGACATTAATTACGCCATCATCTTCAGCTTGCCAGATACCACCAATTGCCATCTGTGCATTCTCAAGTACGAGCTGCATGGTCAGGTTACAAACCTTAATTGCCGGTAGCGCATTCATTAATGGGCCACGACCATAGGTTTCACCTGCCGCTTTTGACCAACGAAAGTTAACCCATGGGCGAGAACCTTCACCCTTAAACTCACCCGATACAATTTCAGTCTGTGATTCCAAATCAATCACGCAATAGCGATAGACTTCCTTGGTTTTATCAGACCAATCACGGTAAACCGCATCAATAAATGAGCAGGTTGAATCGGGCTTCTGCTGAATCTTGTTAGTTAACTGATTGCCAAGCTTAGCCTTAGGCCAGATAACCTTAATGTCTTTTGCTTTAACTGCACGTTCACGATAGACACCATCGATCTGATCGAATGGGCCGCTATCAATAATAATCTGAGTCTGCGGAACCGATAAGAACTTAACCGGATTAAGCTCATCACCTTCTTCGATTAGCATATTGGCAGTACCAACTGCTAAGTCTAAGAAGCATTCATGCACTTCTTGGGAGAAGTTAGAGTGCTGAATGATCTCAGAAACGTATTCAGTGATCTCGTCTAGCTCACCTTGAATCTGTTGGCGAGTTTCACGTGGAACATCGCTACCTGCTTCCAATCGGAACCATGTTGAATAGTTAGGAACGATACCGGCTTGCAATCGAGAGGCAAACTCTTGAACGCCAACCACTGCGGTTTCGTCAAAGATTTTATCCATGCGTGATTGACCGGCTGCTTCTTGGAAGAAGCCTTCACGCAATGGCAAGCTATAGTCATAACACTCCTGCCATACATCAAGCCAGTTGGTACGCGCAGCTTTTGCTTTGTTATAGCGTTTAATTATGTACTCAGGAGATGCCATAGTCTTAGCCTAATGTTTCGTTATCGTCTGTATAACCGCCATAGCCTGCCAACATAGTGCGACCTTTTCTCTGTTGCTCATAGGACGCTTGCCTCGCTTCTTTTTTAGCAAGGCTAATCTTTTCTTTTTTAGCTTCGGCTTCACGTTCTTTACGTTGACGCTCTAATTCTGGATCAGGGGCGGGTGCTTTAGGGCTGCTAAATGCAACCACTGAGAGTAAACCTAAATCAATCATCCTAATGTTTCCTTAGTTGCTCCATACGATCTATTTAAAAGTGATCTTTGAACACCCATTGTTCCGCGTCGTCTAGCAGTAGAACCAGTAACAGGTGAAAGATTATTAGCTATACCAACATTATCTTTGTTTTTTTCAAATGCAATGCGGTCGCGTTCTTTTTTGCCAACATATCCTTTACCAAGAATCTTGTCAGCAAAACCTGCCATAAAAGGATTATCTCTAGTTCCTGCATATACTGCATCATTACTAGGAGATGGCGCTTGAGGTTTAGAAGCCATAATTAACCCAACTTATCTTCAGTGCCAAATCCGCGATAGCCGCCAGATAACAAACTTGATATACGACCTAATGATCCACGGCGACGACGAGGAATGCCAGTTAAAGCTTCCTTAGCTTGAGTACGCGCAGCAACAACTTCTGTTTTTACAGGCGTTGCTTCTACTTTTGGCTCCGGTGCCGGTGCCGGTGATGAACTTCTGCTTCCCATTACCATTCTCCCCGATGGATTTCAGTGCCGCCAGTACGCATAAGGTACTTATACAACTGCCACGGTGTCCAGATAAAAAACTTATCAATACCAAGCAAGTGCTTGATAACTTCGGTGCAGTATAGTACGGGTACGTTAAAAACGGAATTCTTGTCTTTTCGCGGACGATAACTCACTATCGTAGCGTTGTAGTCTTTTTTCGCCCATTCAATAACATCTTTAGCTCTTTGAGGATGGTATATCCACGTTTGAGTCCACTTTGAAGTCCAATCAAAATAAATCCAATGATAAGACTGAGGCTGATAAGCAATAGCACAAACATGACGAAAGCCTTTTCGAGTACGGAATAAATAATCCCACCACTGCTTTTTATTATCGACATCTCGAAAGATTACAAGCCAGTCGAATTCCGGCGCTTGACCGAGTTCCACCCCTGATTCTGTTTCCCGAATCCCGCTCTCTGATCCCAGACGTTCCATCCCTTTCTCCCATTAGCCACTTGCGATGGCTTGTTGGCGTTCGTAGTCAATGCGCGTCCCTCGCCCGCACCAATGAATAGGTACTGCAACGCATCATGAACGTGTGAATATTTGTTTTTTGTAGGCTTTTCCTCATAGCGAACCTCGCCACCTACCGCTACGCGGCGGTAGTTATAGCCACCACGGAAACCTTTGATTAGGGTTTTGCACTCAGAATCAATTATAAATCCGGCTCGACCGTCAACCATACGTCCCAATGGTGCTTGGACTGCCTCAATTCGCAGAACTGGATCGTTGCTCGGCGCCGGATATGCCTTAATACCATTGGCTCGTAGGATTTGAAATGGGGTAACTTCGTCTGTTTGTGCTCGGAAGTCACCGGCGGGGTCGCCATAGATGTGGAGTTCTTGACTGGGGCAGAAGGTTTGTATTTCATGTCTAAGCAATTCAGAGAATCTAACAGCGCCCATGTCACGTGTGACGACCTCATGGAATATTACCCACGTTCCATTCGGCATCCGCTGACCAAAGGCAGCCGCCGGAGTTAAACCAAAGTCGATTCCAATATACACCGGCAGATCAGTACGCGGCTCGATCTTCTCTTTAGCGATGTGAACTTGCTCGGAGAACATTGGATATATCGGCTTACCTGACTCGATTGTGCCTAGTTTATTCAAAACGTAAACATCAATCCAAGATTTTGTTTTACCCGTGATGATCTTCTTGTAGTAGTCAGCAGGAAGATTGGCATAGTTTTCAGCAAGACGGTTGCCAATGTACTTGGTCACATTGCCATCACCATCCTTCACTTCCGTCATACCGGCGGGCTGATTATAGAAAACCCAGTCCTCAGGCTTAACCAACATCAGGGCTTCTTCGCGCGGCACGTTATCTGGCATAGGTGCTTCACCTGCCATGATAGGCCACCAATGATCGTCATCGGGCGCGTTGGTATCACAAATCACACCATACCAAGTCGGGCCGCCATCCTTAATGGAAGGGAAACGACCAACACGCATGGTGCAAGCATCGATGATGGATTTACTGACTTCCCGTGCTTCGTTCACCCAGACACCAGTGAGGTCTAGGGACAGCAATTTCCGGACATCTTCCTCACGGTCAAGTGCCAGAAATAAGACCTCTAACTCAATATCCCCAACAGAAATATTGTGGTTGTAGGGAACAGACCACCCAAATCTCCCAAAGATATCTTCAGGAAACCAGTCAATCCAAGTCTTGATTGTAGTGGTTTTAAGCTGCGGATTGGTATTCCGCACCACCGCCCAACGGGACTTGCGCTTCCCATCCTTGCCTACCTTTTGCGCCGCAGCCCTACGGAAAATTTCTACGCAACAGGCTACCGACTTACCCGAACCTACAGGCCCACGTAAGCCACGAAAGAAATGATCATCGACCATGAACTGCCTAACCGTTTCACCGGAAGGCTTGTAATCAAACTTGAACAACCGTCTTACCCTTCATGACCTTGCTATCAATCAAATGGCGTAAACGCTTCTCCATTACCTCAGGCCCCATAGCTTCAATAATTTTGTCAGCTTCCCGATCAGTAAAAAATTCAGGCGGGTTGTATTGGAGAAATACCCTTTTCGCCACTTCCCGTAACGCCCGTAACTCATCAGGATTCAACTGCGTCAGAAACGACATAATCTTTCGGAGCCTCAGCGTCTTGCTTATCAGATTCAGGTTTAGCAGAAGAACGCTTCTTCTTGCTCACCTTCTTCTTAACCGGCGCATCCTCGATGACCTGACCACCCGCAGCAGCTTTAGCTCTCTCTAACCGAAGAATATGCTTATCTTCCATGTACTGAATAATCTTCTCAGCTTCATCCAACTTCCGATCAAACTGAACAAGATGATTGAACTCGTTGAAGTCAACAATGATCCGCTCAGTCATTGCACGTAATCGCTTCTTAATCGATTGGGAATCCATATCTCGCCTTTAGGAACAAAAAAATATATTCAGGCAACAAGGTAAACCGCTGTGTGTGTGGTTGTCAATGAGCTTGGAAAAGGAATCACATGAGTAGGGGTGAATCACGTGATCACCTCAACCGATTTTTTAACCCCCCAAGTCAATCTTGATGGATATGTCACCACCAACCGCTACCTGAGAACGATCAACAGGCTTGAATCCTGCGCGATCAAGTAAGTCCTTAGACGCTTCAAGCGATATGTATCCTGAT